ATAGGGCCACCTAATTATGTATCAAGAAAACATCAAAAAAACACTTTAGAGAAATTTTTTGTATGAGAATAGAACCAACTAAATATTATGACGAATATTTAAGATATTTTGAACTTGCTTCCCTACAACAACATCATTGTAATTTGGGCACAACACCTCACAAAGAATATTCTATAGGTGATGATTTAATGGAAGAAGTTACATTATATGATGTAGTAGAACGTAAATACGCTGGTTTTTCTCATTTGATCAATGATATATTCTATGGTTGGACTAATGAACATCCATATTGGAATAAAATGGAAGCAGGTTTAGCTTCTCCACAAAGAATTAATGTGGCAAAATCATGGACAGGAAAGAAATTTGATTTGCCTACAATGTTATATCTTATGATATTACATAGAGTTACTGGCTCAGGAATTAATTATGGTATTAAAGAAAGTGGTTATCATAATTCAATTATCCCCAACTTATCTAAATTGGATACTGTTGATGAAATTATTAAGTTAGTTAATTTAAAGACTGAACCATTTTACACATCTGGTGGGTATCAGTTCCCAGCATTTCCAAAACCACCACCTTATTCTCGTTACAGAAAAGGAGGGGATTATTATTTAAGTGAATATGCACCAAAGCTTTCATTAGATTTAGCAGAGTTTTTAATAAAAGGGGATAAGAAAGATTTAAGGGAAATCGGGGGTTTTATGTTGAATTGGAATGTTGAACATGGATTAAGGCAATACCATTTTCAATATGCAGCAGTTGTTGCTGATGTTGCTGATTGGTATCCTCAATTTGTCAATAAAGAATCGATGTTCTATTATGGGACAAATGCCAAAGAATGCATATCATACTTAGCTAAACCAACAGAACGAATAAAAAAAGACGACTTCTTAGATGAGGTTATGACTATGATTTATAATGATACTAAAAGCTATCCATATAATGCAGAAGATATATGTTGTGATTATATTAGGTGGGTAGAAAATTATATTAAGCCGGGGGCAGACTATGCACATATAGATATGGATTCTGTATGGAGTTCATGTAAGATTAAGGATCATCCTTATGGTAGGCAAAAAGGTATGTTAGAATATGGTTTGGTTGATACATTTAATGGTAGGCGAAACCATCCATCTGATAATACAATCCTTAAAGAAGTTAACATAACAAAAGAAATATATCAAGGTTTGTTTACAAAAACTACCTCTTTCAAAAGGGAATATCAATCATCACAGACAAACACACTTGAGAAATTTTTAAAATAATATTTGACATTGTTTGTTATATATGAGATAATAGAGTTGTACTTAAGAGAAACCATTAACTAGAGAATATATTATATGAGAAATAAACGCAAAGAAGAATTTGAAAAACATGAAAAACGTTTGATGATGGAATTTGTGAAAAAGGGAGAAGCCCGAGAAGAAAAACACCGATTAGAAAAAAAAGAAAATAGACATAATCCAGTATTCGACCGAGATTGGAATACGCCTGGTGCTGGTGGTTATGGATCGGGTGGATCCTCTATATCATATGAAGATCAAAAGGAAAGAAGAAAAAAAAGAAAAAAAGAGCAAGATCAGACAAGATTGAAATATGAGAGTTTGGACAATAGAACGAAATCTCTGCGTAAAATATATGCAGAAATTGATAGAAAAAGTAAAAACTAAAATAATATTTGACAACTATACAGAAAATGTAGTATAATAAAGTTTATATATAATGATATTGATGAAATTTATATAATGATACATCGCAAATACAATAACATACAATAGGAAATAAAATGGGATTTAAAGATTTAAAACGTAACAGTATTGCAAATTTAACTTCAGAAATTGAAAAATTATCTGAACGCAATCAATCTTTTAACAACACTGATGATAAATTATGGCGTCCTCAATTAGATAAATCGTCTAATGGGTATGCGGTATTAAGATTTTTACCGACTCCAGAGGGTGAAGAACTTCCATGGGCTAGACTCTTCGACCACGGATTCAAAGGCTCCACCACGGGTAAATGGTATATAGAGAATTCTCGTACAACGCTTGGTGAGAAAGATCCTCTAGGAGAACTTAATTCTGCTCTCTGGAATTCTGGTGTAGAATCTGATAAAGAAATTGCAAGAAAACAAAAAAGACGTTTGAATTATTATTCAAATATATATGTTGAATCTGATCCACAAAACCCTGAAAATGAAGGTAAAGTGTTTTTATACAGATATGGTAAAAAAATATTTGATAAATTGTCAGAAGCAATGCAACCACAATTCGAAGATGAAACACCAATTAACCCATTTGATTTATGGAAAGGTGCTTCATTTAAATTGAAAATTCGTATGGTGGAGGGATATTGGAATTATGATAAATCTTCATTCTCAGAACCATCTCAATTTAAAGCATCTGATGATGAAATGGAATCAATTTGGAAACAATGTTATTCTTTATCTGAATTAACATCTCCAGATAACTTTAAATCATATGATGAACTTAAAACTCATCTTAATGAAGTTCTAGGTATCCAACCTACTATGGCGCCTATGACAAATCAAGTGGATGCAACCGAACCAGCTAAACCAGTTCAAACACAGATTCCAACCGCAGAATCTGATGACGCAATGTCATATTTTGAAAAGTTAGCTAACTCTTAAAATTCATCATCTAGTGACATCATGGCACTTTTGTTTAACCCTCTTGCGGTTACATCAGTGTCGTGTGTTGCTTCCTTTTTAATAGTTGTATTATTATTAACAGTAGGTGCAGATATATTAGTTTGAGAACCAGATGATACACCATTTTGACCCTGTGTTCCTGAGATTCTATTATCCATTCCTTGTTGAAGTGCCTGATTCATTACATCAGATTTTCTTTTTTGATTTTGTTCATTGGGTTTAACAGGAGGAAGATCTAATTCAACTTTTGGTGATTTTGATGTTATTAAATTTAATATATCGGAATTAGTATCCTCACTCCAATCATTAAAGTCTAAAACCTTCTTTAGATTAATTACATCCATACTCTTAAGTTTTTCCCAGTCTAATACCTTAGAATCACCCCAAACATTCCAATCAATCACACCAGATCTAACCAAATCAGCAACAACATTTCCAGGCTTATCGTCCTTCTTTTCCGATTTAACTTTTAGATCTAATGTGTCAATCTCATCCATCACCATTTCACCTTGTTGAGTATTCTCGTCTAGGTCATTTTCCGCAAAGAATATTTTTTGTTCATTTTCATCCATAACAGCGTTAGTTTCTTCTGGACTCAACACCTTGTAACCAGCTTGTTTTAATTTCCAGTGAGCATGATTCGCACTTCTTAATGTACTGCCTTCGAATTTCTGACCAACTTTAATGGTAATAACTTCTCCATCTTTCTCTGCGGCAATAACATTCTTAGAATTTATAGATTTACCAAGATCTAGCTGATCACTCTTCATAGTATTAAGTTCAGCTTCCATTTCATCACCCTCTTCATTTAGGGTGGACAACTCTTCTTTTTTCTTATCAGATTTATTTTCTGTAGTAGATTTACCAGTAAAAAATGATGATATACCATCGTACATCCAAGAAGGCATAACAGCCTTAGCTATCATTGGGCCTAGATTAGCCGGTTTAAAGAAATCAACTGTGTCTGATATTACATCACCTATGGCGGTGATTTTAGACATAATACCATTTTCAGCTTTCTCTGCTTCATTATCAATAACCTTTTTATCTGCATGCAAGAAATCTATTACAGCGTCTTTATGTTTGACAGATGCGGCAACCGCAATATCTTTCCTTATAGTGCGATCATCCTCAGCCATACGAACATCATGTTGTAGTGGTCGCGTCATCTCATTAATTTCTTCGGGTGTTGCAAGTCTAGCACCCTTTTCGCGGAGACTATCTTCTGCACCAACAACATCATCCACACCATTTCTGGTTTTTTTTATTATTATTCTTGAACCGTCTGGCATAATACCTATTGCTGTAGCATCCTCTACCTGAGATAATGCTAATTGCTTTTCAACGTATTCATCGTCAGATTCTTTAAAATCGTCTAAAGCTAAATCTGCATCTTCTTTGGTAGATTCAAGCTTTTCTTTCATTTCATTTTTTTCTTGTTTATCTTTGTGTTGTTGTTTTGTATCACCACCAAACAAACTTGATATACCATCATAGAGCCAATCTGGTAATAACGCCCTAGCTATCATAGGAATTAGATTCAATGGATTAAAGAAATCAGCAACCGCCATTATTGCATCACCTATCGCACTAATTGCATCACCTATCGCAGTACCAATACTAGTAAAGAAACCTTTAACTTTAGCAAATATATTAGATACTACTGACATTATATCATCCCAATAGGCAAATATTAATCCACCAACTGCAAGTCCAGCTAATATACCCCATCCAACTGGTGTAGTTATTAATGGCATTAAGAATTTAGAACCAAGACTCATTAGAAATTTACCAGCCTTGCCAAACTTCTTCATTATATTATTAATAATTCCACCAAGTCCGCCCATTACACCCTTTTTCTTGGGTTTTTCTGGTTTTTCTACACTACCTATCGAAGGAGTATCTCCACCACCACTGATACCTGCCCCAGCTTCCTCAGCTGCAGATGTTCTTTGATCCGCTTTCCATTGGTCAGAATCTTGTCTTAATTGTTTTGATTGTATTTGATTTGATTGATCAACTGAATTGGCAATAGCATCGAGTTTATCATCAGATCCTAAACTAACCCGAATTTCATTCATTGCATCAGAATTCAGAAGTTCATTTCTATCCATAATGGCATTTCTATACTCATTTTCACGAGCGAGCATTTCATTATCAGATTTTTTCTTTTTTTCTACTTTTTCTTCTTCTTTTTTTGCAACATCCATTCGTTTTTTCTTGGAAATTG